TGAATTACTGCCGTAAGTGCAGAAGTAGCACCTGTAATTGTTTCGCCAGCAACAAAAGAACCTATTACATTATTTAAAACTACAATACCGTGTCGAGCTATACCTCCTGATGAATATGAAGTTGCACTGATAGGACTGTCACCAGTAGAATCATATAATTCAAAAGTGTTTGTTGTAACATTTTTAACTGTGAAAACTGTACTGTCATTTACTGTAACAACCGTTGATGTTGAATCAACAGCAGAAAAAGAAGGATTTAAAAATTGTATTTGCATTCCATCTTTAAATGAATGTCCATTTGAAGTTACTACACTGGCCGTTCCTGTGTTTGTTTCTGTAATACCTGTAACTACAGCATCTTTTGTAGATGAAATTGATTGAACATAACCATAAGCACCTGAAGTGCCGCCTGTTACTTTTTCTCCGTTAGTAAATACTTGTGATGTTCTAATATTAAGATGTGTAAACATTTCAATATCAAAAATATAATGTTTATAAACAGCACTTGTTAAACTTGAACTTGAAAATATGTTTGAACTTGCTGAACCAGAATTTAATTCAAAGCCTTTTGATTTAGCTCTACCAATTTGTGGTATTGTTACACCTGTTGTAGATTGTTGTGTACCTCTACTAACTGTTGCTGTATCAAATAGATTTATGTTCTTAAATACCTCTACATCACCAGAAACAAATCCAATATCTGGAGAACCATAAACGTTTGTAACGTTAACATAGTTTTCAATATCAAATCTTGTTTTATTATTATTCTGTGTATCAAAATCTCTGGCCTTTTCCATATCAACATACGTTGTACCAATAGTTTCTATTTCATAACCTTTTACATATGCTTTTCCTGGTGCTAAACCTGCTGCTAATTTTGTAACAACTCCACCATTACCTGATGTATAGATACCTCTATTATTTCCTGATATTAAATGTTCTCTAATATCTAAATCAAATTCTCTTACAGTATAATCACCAGATTCATCAAACGTTCTTCTTGCTAACGTATCTTCTAATATAGCATAGTCAGTTGAACGAACTTGGTTTTGTCTAATACCATTTGATAATCTTAATAACTCTATAAAGTTTGAATCTGAAGTAGATGATATTGTTCTTTTTGCCAAAGTTAAATCTATTTTAAATCTATGAGCTCCTGGAGCATTAGCATTAGAAGAACCTTGAGCATTATCATTTAAAGAAGTATCATCAGTTGGTGTTACAAAACTTTCTGTAATTTCTAAACCAACTCTATAACTTGGTGTATTTGTATATTTGTCAAGTATTAAAGTTTGTTCTGATACTGATACGTGAAATCCATTAATATAATAAACACCGCCAGCAATATTAGCAGCTGAACCTGTTGCTGTTGAAGCCACAACTAAAGTAGCTGTTGATGAGTCGGCCATATTAACAGCATTTACTGTTTCAGCAGTTGTAAATGTTTTAGATGTATTATTTGAACCTGTTTGAATATATTTTACATATAAAGTATCTGGATCTGTACCATTTGTAACAACATAATTGACTACAATTGCTTTTACACCTGATGTGGCACCTGTTAATGTAGCTCCTAGATAATTAGCTAGTGTTGATGATCTTGAAGTAAGTTTAATTGCCGAGTAATCTAAATCAAAACCAATTTCACCTGGAATAATCATAGCACCTTTTTCAAAAAGATGATCTGATACTCTTTCTATTTGGTTCTGTAATATAGTTTGAGATTGTGTTAACTCTCTTGCCTGAACAGCAAATGCTGGTCTAAAAAGTATTCTATGAAACTTCTTCGATTCAGAATAGTCATCATAGTAAGGCGAAAGGTTAAAGTCTGTTGGACTTGGCATTTATCTTTCCTTAAAACTCAATAATTAATTTAACGTTTTCAGTTTGATCCGAAGCTCTTGTTATTGGTGCTCTATTTTCAATGTAAATAATATCACCTTTATCAGCGTCAATTTCAGAAGCAGCATAACCACTTGTAAAAGTTATGTTATCAGCAGTTTCACTACCTGTTGAACTTGGTGTGCCTGTAGCACTTGAAGTTTGGCCAGTTACTACGTTAGCACCGCTAAACGCTGTTAAATTTCCGTTACTATCAATCCCCTCATCATTAAATCTTGTTTGTATGTAATGCAATATTCTATTTGTAGCGTCCCACTCAACAACTTTACCTACAGCACCTGTTGTTGCTTGATTGATTTCTTCATCAACTTGAAAAGTTCCTGGAGCAGGAGAAGCAGCAAATCGTATTGCTTTTGTTCCTCTTAATGTAGTTGCTGAAGCAGCAGAACCACTAGAATAAGGATCTCTTATTAAACAAATTCTTCTAAAATCGTTTGTAACTGTAAAGTCACCAGTGTTTGAAGATTCTGTTCCTTCAAAGTTTGTATTTAACATTACATAAAATCCACCTAATTCTTTTACAGCATCAAAACCGTGGCCACCTTTTGGTTCAATAATACAATCCAATTCAGCACCTGTTAAACCTGTAGCGCCAGCAGTTACTATATCAGCATTTCTAATATAAGCAAAAGTATAACCTGAACCTACGTTTGTAACTGTAACAGCAGTGATAACTCCACCTGAAACTGTTACTGAAACTGTGCCTGAAGAACCATCTCCTCGTATTGCTATTCCTGTAAATGTACCAGTTGTACCACCTGAACCTGTAGATTTAATTTTAACTATACGAACAGCACCATCAACAGCAGCTGCTGAAACAGTAGAGTTTGTAGAAACGGCCATAAAATCTGTAGATAAAAAGTTTGTTTGTTGAGTAGCTGATAAAGTGTACATATATTTCCACTTATAACCATCAGCAGTTGTCAATACAGAAGTTGATGTTCCTGTTGGTTCAGTTGTAGAAGCAGCATTGTTATTATTATCTAAACATTTGTAAACATTGTATGCTGATGACATTACATAAAAAGTAGCGTCATATAAACTTGTAGCACCTGAATATGAAGATTGTGTAGTTGTTGTTCCAGTAATTCTATTACCGTAATCTTGTCTGTAATAATCGTAAATTGTACTAGTTGTCCAATTTCTTCTTGGTATTACATATGATACATCTGAACTTGCTATTTTTTTAGCAGCTAATAAATCGTCAAACGTATAAAATTCTTCTTGTACTGAATCAGCAGGTGTTAATGGTGCTACGTCTGTACCTTGGTTATCTGTTCTTAAATCACCTCTTGTTTGTGTAGCAAATGCTTGAGGTCGTCCTATTCCTAGGTAATATACATTCGGTGAAGCTTCTGAAAATGACTCACTAAATTGTTCACTATTATGTATTCTAAACTTATTTGTTATAATTGCTGGCATAGTTTTTCCTTAAAATTCTATTTATATTTATACACGATATTAATAACTCACACTGATTTCAGTAGGATATGTAATATTAGTTTTAAGATTGTTATTTGCTAAATCTTGTATTTGTACTACCTCTCCGTCGTAACTTTCATTATTTAACCCCGTCAATCTATGATTAGCCCAATTCACTAATAACATAGGTTGTATATACTTTCTTACTACACTGTCACCACCACCTGGTCCCGTTTGAACACTTGGATGATTACCACCAAACATACTTGTAAATGCTGGATTTGTTGAATTTAATCTTAATGATTTCATTCGAGGGCCACAGTAAGCGTAACCAAATTTCAATTCATCACCTCGAACTGATATACGAGCAATAGCTGGGAATGATACTTTATATTGACGTTTTAATGTAACGTCTCTTGTTCCTATTGAGAACGGCGATGTTGTACTTGTATTGTAATCAGCGCCTTCGCCTGTTTGTGGTGAAGCTCTTAATGTTGTACCATCATCTATTGTACCTAATCTTCTACCAAAGATTGTAGTAAATAATGTATTGATAACGCTATCAATTGGAGTATTAATTTCGCCTGAATTTATTCCTGTAACATTTCTTAATTCAGCATTTACTTGTGTAGCAATACTCACTTGTCCTTGAATATAGAAACCTGCTGAGTGCATAGTCTTTTTGAAACTATCACGCCAGTCATTGATAGAACGACCAACTTTAATAATATAAGAAAAATCTTGATACAATAAACTGTCTTGTATCTTCATAGCATTTTCTGAAACGTGGCCGTCTTGATTAATATAAACACCTGCTGTATCTAATAATGATGTTACTGTTGTTGTAGCAGTAGATTGGTCAAACTTTTTAATAGTAGCAGTAGCACCTGAAGTTAAACCTGTAATTGTTATATTAGTGCCAAAAGTTCCTGAAGCATTTGAAACTTTTAAAATATTTGTAGAAGTACTTAATGATTCTACGGTTGCTGTAATAGTTGTAGAACCATCCGAACCTAATGCTGAAACTGTTTCATTTGCCGAAAAGGGTCCTGATCTATCAACTAATAATAAGTATGTCGGTAATTTTAAAGTTGGAGGTGTAGGTGAATTTTCATAACCTTTTCCTGGTTCAACAATTTTTAATGATTGAACTCTACCTATTTCCGAACCATAAGTTTTAACAACAGCATTAGTGCCACCTGAACTTGAAACTGTTACTGTAGGTAAAGATAGGTAGTTTGAGCCAGCATTTATAATTCTTATATCTGTTATATCTCCGTTACCTGTTCCTGATTCTTGTACAACTTTATTTCCTGTATATGAATCTCCTCTAACAGTTTCATCTTCTAAAACAATTTGATCTTCTGTAGTGCTTGAACTTTCTTCTAAAGTAAATGCTCCGTTTACAACAGAAACTTTAGCTGTAGCAGAACCTCCACCAGTATTTGTATTTGTAAAAATTATATCATCGCCTATTGAATAACCCGTACCAGCGTCATCAATAAAAAATTCTGTTATGCCTCCTCTACCTACACCATCAACTTGAATAATAGATCCTTCACCACCTGAAGTAATATCTATTGTATCACCTTGTGAATATAAAGCACCATCATTTGTAATTGTAGGTTTATCAGGAATACCTGATATGTTTGCTTTAATAAAAATATCACTATCGTCAGAAGATGTTCCTCTTATTTCTTCACTTACAGAAAATGTTCCTACAATACTATCGGCGTTTAATATTAATTCTGATATTTCATCTGAACCAATTTGAAATTTAAAAACATTTTCTACAACAGCCGTAGCCTCAGAATTTTGTCCTTCTATTGTTCTACCAATAAAATCTACTGTATTTCCTGAGGTAGAAATAACCCTTAATATTTTACTTGTGTTCCATTTACCATCTGATACTCTTAAAATTTGTTCTCTAGGATAAGTTGTTTCTGATTCAAGACCAAATAACATTCTAAAGAATATTTGATGTCCTGTATTTGTACCTTTTAATCTATATAAAGATTTAATATTTTTTATTAGACTTCTTTTATTAATATTAACATTTAATTCTTCTGGTATTGTGTTTAAAAATTCGTTTCTAAATTTAGTTAAGAAGTTTGATATTGCTTTATCTGGATCTCTAAAGTTTAATAAGTCTTGTATAGTATTTACTGGATTTGGTTTATAATTTGATATTACTGTAGTAGCACTAGAACTAAGGCCAATAATTGTTTCGCCCATAATAAACTTATCTTGTGCTGATATGAATAAACGATTATTGATTAAATCTTCTGCTAATACTATTGCTGTAGCCTTTGAAGTTCCTCCTCTAATTGTTTCACCACGTGTAAACTTACCATAAACTGAACTCTCTAAAATTATTTTATCACCAGCATCTAAAGGTGTTCTATCACCATCTATTTTAGAAGCATCTAAAATTAAATTATTTTCTTGATTCGTTTCTGTTTCTAATTGAATACCATCCGTTCTTTCAGTACCCTCCACCGTTAACTCGGCAGATTCCATAAATGTATAGTATGATTTTAAGAATTGTACAAATTTAGGATGATCTTCTAATACGAAGTCAGGAACCTGAGAAGTAATCAGGTTGGATATTTTATTGTAAAACTTTGCCATTGTTATCTACTTGAAGCTGTTGTATAACCTATACCAGCATCAGAAGAACCACCAACAAAAGTATCAGCCTCAACTGTGATTAAGGAGTTTGCTGTATCTATTTCTAAAATCTGGTCTCTTACTGGTACTATATCATTTGATTTTGGTACAACAGTTAACTCAACAACGGTTGAAGCAGAACCTCGTATATTTTGTATAGAAGAAATATTTAATGATGTTACTGTAATTTGGCCTGTAGTATAATTAATAGTACCTTGTGTGTTATTAACATATGTTCTTACAGAACCGACCAATCTATATCTTCTAATATTTCCAGCACCATCATCATCTAAATAAAATATATTTGTAGAATCTCCACTAATTTTAAAACCTGTTGATTCTAAAATACCACCATTAACTGAATTATATCCGGATACAGGATTGTATAAAGAATTTCTAAAGTAAATATCATATCTTGATGAAGTATTTAAAATTGGTGTAAAATTCTTTCTTATTTTAATTGTAGTAATATTTGATACTATACTTGTATCAGTATTATCAATTAAAGATGTAACTTTTGAATATCTAAACACCCCATCAAATTTTTGTAATGTAGCTGTATTATAATTTGTTAGTATAGACACTATATCTGATTTTAAAGTAGTGGCCGTTTTTGTTGTAAGTTTTTCATCATACTTAACTGTAGATGTTAATAGTATTGAAGTAGTTTCCGGATCTACAATTACTGGTGTAACAGAAGCGACGTTGTATTTTTTTAATTGTGTAACTATACTTTGTTTTGTAGCAGTAGTTAAAGTAGAACCTGAAGCGGCCTTAATAGCAATCTTAACAGTACCATAAACAGGAGTCTCATCATCTTCTCCACCCCAAGCACTTATTGATAAAGCATTTGGATAAATTGATTGAACTAGAGATTCATAATCAGAAGTTGTAACGGCACGATTTTGTGCTGAGTATTGTAATGGTGCATTAAATCTAACTGATTCTTTTGTTTCTGCTGGTGTTCCACCTTGAGCATTTGAATTTGTTGTAATTGTTAAATTTGAAAATCCACCTATTGTTGTTGAAGCTGTAAATGTAGAAGCACCATTAGCTGCCTCAACATTAGTAACTATGTATTCTAATATTACGATATTACCATTTGACAAAGAAGAACCAATAACATTATCTCCAAAATAAACTTCAAATTTACCATCTTCTACTTCTTGTAAAAAATAAACTTTAGATGTTGATTGTACAGTAGCAAGGCCTGTTGCTAAAGTATAAGTGTTTGTAGTTGTATCAGTAGAACTATTTTGGACTTTAACAACTAGTGTAGATGTATCTACTAAAGAACTAGGAATAATAAATCTTTGGTCTGTATCTGTTGTATCAACTGTATATCTAAATGTAACTAAAGTACCTTCGTAAATTTTTACATTTGAAAATCTATAAACACCATTAACCGGTGTAGTAACTACATCAGCATTATTAATAAATTGGTAAGTTGTTCCATCAATCGTTGTTGTAAAGGCCGTACCTTTTGTCATTGTGATAGATGAACCTGAACCATCGCCAACTAAAATATCTATACTTGCTGTTGGTGTTCTAACAGAAGATGGAGTGTAACCTAACATTTTTGCTAATGATATAATATTTTTTCTTATGTCAGCACTGTCTAAGTACATTTCGTTTGCTAACATATTAGCATTGAAACCTAGATAGTGTGTGTTGTAAGCTAATATATCTAATAGAATGGCAAAACCTGAACCTTCAAAATCATAATCTTGAAATTCTGATTGACTTCTTAAAAATGTTTTGAGATTGGTTTTTATATCATCAAAATCAAAATCTGATACTTCTAATTTATTACTTGCCATTTTATCTTAGTCTTTCTAAAAATGTTTCTACCACAACTGGCTGTGGTGTGCCTATAACATAAAACATTATTCTCAAATCATAAGCATTTCTATCAATATCAGGTCTTGCTAATACTTGAACTAATCTTATTCTTGGTTCAAAGTTAACCAAAACTTCTTGTACTTTTCTTTGTAGATTCAAAGCAGTCAAAGGTGTCATTGGTTCAAACAACATTGCTCTTACATTAGAACCAATTTCAGGATGAAACGGTCTTTCAAAGTGTGATGTGTTAATTAAATTTCTAACACTTCTTTTAACAGCTTCTACATCTGTTAATTTATTAACATCATTTGTTACTACATTACGACCAAAACTTAAATCTAAATCTTTGTATTGTCTAGTAGCTCTTTTGCTTTTATTTAAAGCTGAAGTACCAGAGGCATCGTAATTTGGCATAAGTGTTAATATTTATACGTTAACCAGCAAAGACATTAGAAGAACCTGATGTCATTTGTCCTGAATCTGTTGAGTCGCCAATTCGTGCAATTGCCTTACCTACAACAAATACTGTTGATGATCCTACGTTCACAAATCTTACGTGATTAGGACAAGGAGGTAAAGGTGGCGCCGGATGAGATACTGTAGCGTCATCTTTTCGTGCAATTAAAATTCCGTTTGCTCTTACTGTACTTTGTGTTGGTACATTTAAGGTTGTTGTGCTTACACAACTGTGTCCAGTAGATAAAGTATCGCCTTGTCGGCAAATAGCTGGCATTTATCTTCCTTGACCTCTATATTTCTTAAAACTTCTTCTTTTATGTTTGTTCATCATACATTTACTGTGAAATCCACGGCCAATGCTTGTTCTTTTTGGTTTACTTGTTTTTTTTGATGCGCTTGTGTTTCCTGCTACTTTTCTTGCCATAATTTTTTGCCTTTTTTAATTTTTTAGAATCAATATCATCAATCATAAATGATAAATCATCAATTTTGTCAAAATCAATCATATATTTACTATTTAGTGTGATTTTTATAAGCGAATCAGTGATTTTTTAAGAAAAAATAGAAGAACAAAAGTAGTCCAACAAAAAATAGTTGCTAAGCTGTTGATTTTACGTCATTTTATCTTTAAAAAAATGCTTTTTTTGCTTGTTTTAAGTAAAAATACAGTGTATATTATATGTATCAATAACTAATAATAAAAAATATGAATGAAGATTTAAAAAGTTTACTATATGCTGGCGCTTTTGTGATGGGGGCCTATCTTTTGTTCTATCTTGGAGCAAAATATATGGTTGCTTATGGTACCGCTAACTGTATTATAGGTTGTATTTAATGAAACACGCTGACAAAATTATGAATACACAAAAGTTTAAAGACGTTTTATTGTCGGCTGAAGGAATTGTAAAACAATTTCGTTCACCTGATTGTGAAAGATCTATTGCTAAAGGTATACCAATGCAATTTTTAGGATTATTTTATAATTATTCTAAAATGGTTCTACCTTTAAGAATACGTTATAGAGGTTCTAGTAAATATCTTCCTAATGGTTATAGATATTACCGTAGGCCTAGAGATTACGTTCATAGAACTTATGCCGATACGTTTGCTATTTACGAAAGATAATTATGAAAACAGATCAAATTTTAAAATGGGTTGCTACCGGAATATTAATTGTTGGTAGTTTAGTGAACTCACTTGGTTATTATCCAGCAGGCCCAATGATATTAGGTCTAGGTGCTATTGTATGGTTAATAGTTAGTATTATGTGGAAAGAAATGTCTTTAATTGTTACCAATTTAATATTTGCCGTTATTACAGCAATAGGTCTTATTATATATTATTTAAATGGATAAACCAGAAATCATTGATATTAATTACGTTGGCGCTTGGGGTAAATGTTACCTTGTTAAGTACAAAGGTTTTTCTAACGTAATGTTAAAAGAAGAAATTACTGATTGGTGTAAAGAGGTTGATGATTTAAATTTATCCAAGGATAAGTAAAAGCCGTTACCAAATTAATACAATTGTAAGTGTTATTCCAAACACACTCCATCCATTCTAATTCGTAAGTATATTCCTGAAAATTGCCAGCATTATATTGTGGCTCGTTGATTCTGTCTGTGTACATCTAATATTATTTATATTAATCAGTAACTTTAAAATGTATTGAAGAAAAATCATTTTGTTTTTTACCTGAAAGATACATTCTTTTAAAGTTTTCTTTTTTCTGACTATTACTAGAACTTTCAAACAAATATAAATGATATAATAAAATAACAGCTCTAGCACATTCAAACGTTCCTAAAGATTTATCTAATTCATCAATAATAAAATGAGAGTATTTTGTTTTTTTAACAAACGATTTAAAGCCTTTATCTATTTCTTGTGATTGTACAGCATCATATGCCGTTTTAGGCATTTTTTTTTGTTGTTTTAAATAAGATGCCATTACATCTAATTTAGGATATAATTTACCAATAATTTCCGAAGATATAGCACCGTCAAAGTGCCCACTGTTAATTTCTCTTCCTTCAGCATAAATGTTCAGGTCGCCTGATTTTCCTCTAGGACGAAATACAAATTTGTAAGGTAGTAGTTTACCAAAAGATTTAAAATTAGAAAACATTTCAAAATAAGAATTAGAACATTTGTAAGTAAAGACTTTAAAGACTCCTTCATAAGATATATTTTTTATAAACTTGGCATCTTTTTCTACTTTTATTATTCTACCTCTACCTGTATCAATTTTTTTTAATGATATACCAAATAATTTTTTTGTTTTAACATAGTTTTCCAATAAAGAATTTAAAGTAAATATATCTGCTGACTGTCTAACAATTTTAGAATATAAATCATTTACTTCTTTTCTTATTGTTTGTTCATTTGTTTTCTTAACAGCCCAAATATCGGCAGGATTCCAGTTATCTTTTTTATCAGGTAATATTTTATTGTCAGTCATATTATTTAAATAATCAGGTTTCTTTTTATCACCATCTCTATAAAAACTATAATCACTTAATCTATTATTAAAAAATGTGGATATAACTATTGAAGTTTTTTCAAAACTATCGTGCCAACTTTTATCAAAATTGAAACCTACTGTTTTGTTAATCATTTCTTTATTTGGAAATTTTTTACCTGAACTTAAACTTTGTAAACAAAAAACTGTGCCATTTTCTTGTTGCTCTGTTTTAGGTGTATCTCTTACTTGTGAATTGCCACTCTCATCTATAAAATTAGCAAGTCTACCTCCTGAACGATACGCTCTTAATTCTCCTAAACCTGAAAGAGTAAATACAGTTTCACTATCAGGCTTTCTACTCTTTTCTTTTAAATTTTTTTGTGCTTTATAGAAGGCTAATATATTTGAAAAGGCCGATATATCTACAATATATTTAATTAAAGGTGTACCACTTAATCTGCCGTCATCAGTTTCAATAAACGTTAACTTGGAATAGTTATATTTTGTAGACCATTTTTCTAAGTTATCTAAAAAAGGTTTGTAGCCTGGTTTATTTTTTTTAATTAAATCAAAGCCTGCTTTGCCTTGATAATAAAGTTTTGCCATATGGTTGTTTTTACATTAAATTATAATTAATGTCAACACTATTTATCATATTGTTTTACATAAATACTATTACCAATTAACCAAGGAGTTATAATGGGCAGAAAAAAAGTAAAAACTCCTGAAGATATAATTGAAGCTATAAAAGAAAAACAATCTGAAATTGACGATTTATTATACGACTTAGAGGATACTATAAGTGTTTCTTCTGATGAGGATGTTTCCGAATTTGATGAGGACGAGGAAATAGACGAAACAGACGAAGAATAATAACAATCTATATTTCAGGTGCCTAGGAAACTAGGCACCCTTTGACACAACAAAGGGTATAAATGAACCATCTATACATAGGTCTATTCATACTTGCCAGTATCATTGCTGGTCTAGGATATATTTACATCTCTATCTTTTGTCAAACAAAACGTTACTTAAAAAAATTAAAACAGTTAAAAAAACTTAAACTGTTGGCTTCAAAAGGTAGAAAAAAACGTGGCTGGTAGAAAACCCAAATTAAAAACACTTAAAAGAAAATCACCTAAGATACCAGACTTTACTTGTCCTGATATAGACCGCCTTATAAACCTTATTGAAAATTTGGATGTATTGACTAGAGGCCAGTTATATAGATTTAAACGTGGTATGGAAAAGCTACGTAATTCAAACGATAAACTACGTGAGGGTGGTATCTATTGGTACGAAGAAATCAAAAAGCTGTTGACAAAATAGTCAAATAGTGATATATTATGGTATATGAAAAAATTATTATTAATATTAATGTTTCTACCGTCTTTGGCGCTGGCGAAGGAAGTGGAAATGAAAGTGTATGATTATAAATTAACAAGAGTATTAGATGGTGATACTGTAGGTTTTGAAGCAAAGTTTCTACCAGATCCACTTAAAAAAGAATTACTGATACGTGTCTATGGTGTTGATACACCAGAAAAAGGATTTCGTGCTAAATGTCCACAAGAAAACACAAAGGGTTTAGCCGCTACCGAGTTCACTAAAAAAACAATTGCCAATGGTAAGAAAATACAGGTTGCTATTGCTGATTGGGATAAGTTTGGTGGTCGTGTATTAGGTGATGTATTGATTGATGGTAAATCGTTACGTGTAGCCTTGATACAAAACGGATATGCTCGAGAATATTATGGTCTTGCAAAAGAGTCGTGGTGTAATTAATATGTTAGAATTAATATTGAGTACATTATTCTTCGTGGCTGTGATTACAGTAATTGGTCTTTGGATATTAATGTTTAAAGATATACTTCGTAAATGAAGAACATACGTATCATAAAAGAGAATATAGACGTATCAGGTATTGTAAAACAATTAGAACAACATCCTGAAGATTGGGGTAATGTGGGCCGTATGAAAGGCACCGATCGCCAAGATCCTCATACACGCTTAGTGAAATCAGGTGTACTTCAATTAGTAATGGGAGGTATTTCAAAACCTGGTGAGTTTATTGGTGATACAGAAATATGTGTACCCACTGAAGCCACTACAAGACACACCGAGATCCAACGATTCCTGGTAGAACAAAAATTAAAAGTAGGCCGTTGTGCTTTTCTGAAAACACCAATTGGTGAAATCACAGGCAAACATATAGATCAAGGAAAGTATTATTTAACAAAAGACCGTTATCACCTTTCAATCACAGGCACTTA